ATGATCAGTTAATTCCTTTCTAAGTGGCGCAATTCGCGCTCGCACATATTGATAGTTTTTTCCCACTTCATTGTGGGAACGGGCTGGCCGTAACGGATGCGGGAGCCAGAGGTAGGGTGAATCGAATCTTGGTTAGCACCGACCATGTGCCGGGCTTTTGCCAGAAGGGCGCGGAAATAGGCGATGCGCGCAGATTTAGTCATAACTGATAACTCCCTGTGAAAGAATGATAGGGCAGGGTTACACATATTACACATGCTTGTCAAATGATAATATGGTGTGTATGTATGGGGCATGGAATTAATGAGCGAACGCATGCAACTGGTAATCAGCCCGGAGCTGATAGAAGATCTAGACAACTGGCGTCGCAAACAGCCGGACATACCAAACAGATCCGAAGCTCTCCGCAGATTGATAAGGAAGGGGATAGATGGCGGAAAAGAGAAAGCCGCGGAATAAAACGCCGGCGAAGTTAACCCTTAAACAGGAGCGGTTCGTCCACTCCTACATAGAGACCGGTAACGCCAGCGAAGCATACAGGCGAGCGTATAACTGCGAGAATATGAAGCCGGAGACAATCAAGCGGAACGCCCACGCCCTGCTGGCTAACAACAACAACATCACAGCAACAGTCGACAGGGAAAAGGCCAGGATAGCTAAGGCCTGCCAGGTAACAGTGGATAGCTTGACGCGAGAATATGACCAAAACCGAGACTTGGCGCTGACTGTTGAGCAGCCAGCCGCCGCCAACGGCGCCGTTATGGGAAAGGCTAAACTGCATGGCCTGGCTGTAGAGCGAGTAGCGATTGTCAACGTAGATATCTCGGCTGCTTTAGCTGAGGCATCAGATCGCGCGGCCAGCCTGGCTGCGGACCGCGCGGCGATTGACGTGCCTGCCGGTAAGAACGGCGCCGAATCTGGCGGCTAAAATGCCAGCCCGCCACAGGCTAATACATTGAAAACAAATAAAACCCCGTTTATTGCCCGTTCCCTCCCTGGCCGGCACAACATCTTGTGGTTTAGGCAGTTTCCAGCGATGAATAATTATCGATAAATACTAACCCATTGAAAACGCTAGATACTAAACTGCCCATAACGGCTATTATGGAAAGTATTCCGCCCGCCTGGCCGTGACGGGGGGGGTATGGGGAGGGGGGGGGCGCGATAAATTTTCCGCCACCAACGACAACCTACCCCCAAACCCCAGACATATATTTTTTTTTGGAGTCTTTATGCCCAAGCAGGCTTCGCGTCAGGAGCAGCAGTTAATAACCGATGTGTTTAGTTATGCCTGTGATCCGTTAGGGTATGTGATGTATGCCTTTCCCTGGGGCAAGTCGGGGACGCCGTTGGCGGGTGTTTCTGGTCCTCGCGAGTGGCAGTTGGAGATTTTGGAGGCTATCCGCGTTCATATTATTGAGAACAAGAACCGCATGGGTGGGGGGCGCAGGCCGGAGGTTTTTCAGTTATGCCGTGCTAGTGGGCGGGGGATAGGGAAGTCGGCGTTATTTGCCATGTTGTCCTTGTGGTTTATTAGTTGTCATCCTGGGGCCACGGTTATTATTTCTGCCAACACTGAAGATCAGTTGAAGTCGCGGACCATGGCTGAGTTAGGCAAGTGGCTGACGCTTTCGATCAACAACCACTGGTTTGAGAAGCAGAAGATGAAGATCGAGCCTGCGGGGTGGTATGCGGAGTTGCTCCGTTCTCAGATGCAGATCGACACCGATTATTTTTACATTGACGGGCAGTTATGGAGTGCCGACAACCCCTCGGCTTTTGCCGGGGTTCACAACACGGTTGCCGGGACCATGGTTTTGTTTGACGAGGCTGCGACCATACCAGCGCCCATCTGGGATATTACCAGTGGGTTTTTCTCGGATATGATGCTGCACAGATATTGGCTTAATTTTTCTAATGGGCGGTTGAACACGGGGGCATTTTACGACTGTTTTCATGGCCCCCGGCGTCCTTTCTGGCGCACCGCCTGTATTGATAGCCGTGATGTGGAGGGATACGACCCTGGTGTGTTTAAGCAGATCATTGACACCCATGGTGAGGACAGTGATGTGGCGCGGGTTGAGGTCAAGGGGCAGTTTCCGCGACAGGGGGAGCAACAGTTTATCTCCCGTGAGGTAGTGGAGATGGCGCAGTCCAGAGATATGGAGCCTGACAATGGTGCCCCGCTTCTTCTGGGGGTTGATGTGGCACGGTTTGGTGATGATGCGACGGTTTTATACCCGCGCCAGGGCCGGGACGCCCGTAGTCTGGGGCCGGTTTCCTACCGCAAGCTCGACACCGGACAGGTAGCGCAGCGCGTTGCCGAGTGGTGTGATGAACACAACCCGAAAGCTGTCCTGGTGGACGGGGGCGGGGTTGGTGGTGGTGTCGTTGATAGCCTTAAAGCTATGGGCTACCCCGTTATTGATGTTAATGGCGGGGAGCGCCCTGACAACCGGACTGAATATACGAACAAGCGGGCTGAGATGTGGGACCGCATGAAGAAGTGGCTGGCCCAGGGCGGGTGCCTCTGGAAAGACATGCACAAGGGCCAGGGGTCGAAGATATGTCCACTGGAGACCGATCTACTCGCCCCCAATTACGACTTTGATCTACATCACCGCCTTAAACTCGAACGCAAGGACATGATGAAGAAGCGTGGTGTAGCCTCGCCCGACATGGCCGATGCTCTAGCTTTGACCTTTGCCAAGAACTTTGGCCGCAGTGACAGTCGCCAGAGCAAGCGCCGTTCCCGCCGGAATGTAGCGCGTGGAATGGACTACGCCGTTATCTAACCAAGAAGGAACATAATATGGGTTTTATCTTTTCCTCCCCCTCGCCACCGCCACCGCCAACGCCACCGCCACCGCCACCGACGAGGGACTCCAGCGAGGTCCAGGCCAGAGCGCGTGAAGAGCGCCTGCGCCGTGCCAAGGCAGCGGGCAGATCAAGCAACATCCTGACCAGTGGGCAGGGGGTGGAACTTGCAGGCGACTCCGCCGGGGTCAAAATGCTGCTTGGAGAATAACAGATGGACCGCGCCGATCATATTATCGCCCGCTACGATAAGCTCAAGGGAGAGCGGGGGACATGGGAAAACCACTGGCAGGAGATAGCCGAGCGCGTCCTGCCGCGATATTCCGACAGTTTTATCTCTCCGGCTTCCATGTTGACCAAGGGAGAGAAAAAAACCGAGAAGATGTTCGATAGCACGGCTGCCATTGCCCTTGAAAGGTTCGCCGCCGCCATGGAGAGTATGCTGACGCCACGCAACTCAACATGGCACAGACTTTCCTCATCCAACCCGTTTCTCAACAGGGACCGTGAGACGGAATTATGGTTTGCCGAGGCCACACGGATACTGTTTAGCCGCCGTTACGCCCCAGAGGCCAATTACGCCAGCCAGCAGCATGAGGTTTATATGGGGCTTGGCGCGTTTGGCACAGGAGCCATGTTTATCGACAGGCACGATGCCGGGGGACTGCGCTACAGTTCAGTCAACCTGGCGGATATTATTTTTGCCATGAACCACCAGGGCGTTCTCGATACCAGTTACCGCAAGTTCACGCAGACGGCGCGGCAGATGAAGCAGCGCCTTGACAGTGGACGCTACAAACAGATACCAGAAGATGCGATGAAGGCGGTTGAGAAAACCCCGGATAAGCCCTTCGAGGTTATCCATTGTGTTATGCCCCGCGACGACATGGACCCCGCGAAGTCAGACTTCAGGGGGATGAGCTTTGCCTCATTCTATGTCTCCATGACCGACAAGATGATACTGAGCGAGGGGGGGTTTAGGCAGTTTCCCTACGCCATCAGCCGCTATGTAACGGCCCCCGGCGAGGTCTATGGGCGCTCACCAGCGATGATAAGTTTACCTTCCATCAAGGTGTTGAACGAGCAGAAGAAAACGATGCTCAAGCAGGGCCATCGCGTTGTTGATCCCGTATTGCTGGCCCACGACGACGGTGTTCTCGACACGTTTAGTCTAAAGCCCGGAAGTGTTAATGTAGGCGGCATCAACGCCCAGGGGCAGCGTATGGTCCAGGAGTTGCCCACCGGCAACCTCGCCGCCGGACAGGAACTAATGGATATGGAACGCGCCGTGATAAACGACGCCTTTCTCGTTACCCTGTTCCAGATACTCGTTGAAACGCCCGCCATGACAGCCACCGAAGTACTTGAACGGGCGCGAGAGAAGGGTGCCCTGTTAAGCCCCACCATGGGACGCCAGCAGTCGGAAATGCTCGGCCCCATGATCGAGCGTGAGCTTGACCTTCTTGTCATCCAGGACATGCTGCCCCCCTTACCCCCGGCGCTGGTCGAGGCGGAAGGTGAATTTGATATTATCTATGACAGTCCTTTGAGCCGGTCCCAACGGGCAGAGGAAGCTGCTGGCTGGCTCCGCACCTTTGAGAGCGCCGGAGCCTTCGCATCCATGACTGGAGACCCATCAGCCCTGGATCACTTCAACACCGACATCATTATTCCTGAACTGTCGAAGATCAACGCCGTGCCTCCATCATGGATGCGGGGTGCCGATGGAGTGGCTGAGTTGCGCGAGGCGCGGG